TGCATTGACCAGACACGCAATTAAACGAGAGCAGTTCACAGTCGATCACCTGACATTTGAACTGACAGACACAACATACGCAGTAATAGCTGGGGAGGCCGTACACGCTAAAGATCGACGCCCACTGTTCACAAGCACCATAACAAAAGGCATCGCCACAGAACTGCGTAGGCTGGCTCACCATTTTGATGAAAGAGAGGATGAATTGTGACCTATAAAATAAATGGAATTGAAGCAATCGCAATAGCCGCAACATTCGTTCACGAAAACCCCGAAATCCAACCAAAAGATCGTCGTAGAATAATGGCAAAAATGCTTGAGCCAATGATCGAAGAGCTATTCGGCAGCGATTACGAACCATATGAAGATCAGGAGGATAAATTATGATCATTAAATCTTGGCAATTCAGAGGATTTATGAGTGCAGAAATGCCGCCGAAATGGCTGGAGCCAGAATGCTCTAAGCGTGCGGGGAGCGCACACCTGTGGATACACACGCAGGAAGGTGAGACGGGCGCAGCGTCAGGGCAGTGGGTCGCCGTCAATTTGCGAGGCCACGTCAGCATACACAACACAAAGCCCGATGGCTGGGGCAGGGAGGTTATCGCAGGGGCTGCCTTCGTGGCGCTTGTTGCGGCTGTCCTAATTGTAATGCTATCCCTTTAATCGATGGCAATTAACGGGAGTTGACATCAAGCCCCGCCGAGGCGGGGTTTTTTACTATAGGAACGACAACCCTTTTTTTTAATTTAATTTTGCATTATATAGAAATAACAGGAGGGCCGCATCATGGCGAAAAAAACAACTGAGAAAAAACCAATGGGCAGGCCACCGTTTAAGGTATCAGATGAAGTGTTGGCAAACGCCACACGGTATATGTCGCAGGGTCTAAACGTCGATCAGTGCGCCAGAATGCTGGGCATTAGCAAGTCCACATTGATGCTTCATCAATCCAACAATTCGGACTTATCGGACAGCTTAAAAAGGGGGAGGGTTCAAGGAATTGAGGCCGTGACCAATACGCTGTTCAATAAAGCCGTCGAGGGCGACAACGTCTCAATGCTGTTCTGGCTCAAAAATAGGGGCGAGGGTGAGTGGGTCGAGAAAGTTGTCACCGACAACACAAACAAAAACACAACGCAATTAGACCTTACGAGGATATCCGATGAACAAATCAGTTCACTTGAAGCAGCTTTTGGGCAGCTTGACATTGGAACAGGTGAGAGCGGAGAAATATAAGCGAAGCCTGCATGAGTTTACGAAAGCCGCATGGCCGACGATTGAACCGGGCGTGCCGTTCAAAGATAATTGGCATCTTCAAGCAGTATCTGAACATCTTCAAGCAATAAAAGAAGGCGAAATTAAGCGCCTGATCATCAACGTGCCGCCACGACACATGAAGTCAATCAGCGTGGCCGTGGCGCTGCCTGCGTGGACTTGGGCATCGCAACCGCATAAAAAGTTCCTCTATGCGTCCTACGCCTCATCCCTGTCGATCAGGGATAGCGTGAAGTGCCGCAGGCTGATCGATAGCCCGTGGTACAAGGCGCACTTCGGTGACAAGTTTAAGCTGACCGACGATCAAAACCAGAAGCAGCGGTTTGAAAACGATCAGACAGGCTATAGGATCGCCACCAGTGTCGGGGGTGCTTTGACCGGGGATGGGGGAGACATTATCGCAATTGACGATCCCCACAATTCGGTAGAAGCAGATAGTTCTAAAGTCAGGGAGGGTGTGCTGGAGTGGTGGGATCAGGCCATGCAGACGCGACTTAACGATCCACAGACGGGCGCGTTTGTCATCATCATGCAAAGATTGCACGAACAAGACCTCACGGGCCATATACTCGCCAATGAGCTAGGCAATGAGTGGGATCACCTATGCCTGCCTGCCAGATATGAGATCGGCCACCCAACGCCCAACAGATCAAGCCTTGGCTTCACAGACCCACGCACAGAGGAGGGGGAGCTTCTGTGGTCCGACAGGATGGATGAGAAGACCTTGACAACCCTAGAGCGGTCTCTTGGCTCCTACGCAGCCGCTGGGCAGCTACAGCAGCGGCCAAGCCCCAAGGGCGGCGGCATACTCAAGGCGTCATGGTGGGTGCCGTGGGAGCGCGAGGAGCTACCCGAAGTTTCGTATGTAATCCAATCGTGGGATACGGCATTTGAAACTAAAGAAAGCTCCAGCTACAGCGCCAGAACAACGTGGGGAGTGTTTAAACACCAAGGATACGACTGCCTGATTGTGTTGGATATGTGGTACGATAAAGTTAATTACCCAGAGCTACGCAAGCTGGCGCAGGAGGCATACGATGACTGGGAGCCAGACGCAGTTTTGATAGAGAAGAAGGCCAGCGGAGCCAGCCTTATCGCTGACCTCAGAATGGCAGGGGTGCCTGTCTTGGCCTACAGTCCAGATCGTGATAAGGTGGCTCGCGCCCACGCATCGTCGGCACTGCTAGAGGACGGCAGAATTTATTACCCAAAACGCAAATGGGCCGAAGATTTGATCTCAATATGTGCCAGCTTTCCAGCGGCAAAAAATGACGATGTCGTTGACACATGCACCCAAGCGTGGCTAAGACTGAGAAAAGGCTGGTTCTTAGGCCACACTGAAGACCTGACTGAAGATGATGAACCAGAGACGCAAAGGATAACTCTCTATGGCTGATCCAAATGTAATCCCGTTTGCCGAGGGCGCACCCGCAGATGACCTGATGATTGAAGAGCTTCCAGACGGTGACGTGCTAATCGGTGATCCAGAGCTAGACGATATCGATGAGAGCGACAACGGATTTGACGCCAACCTCGCAGAAGAGATCGACGCACGGGAGCTATCGGCCAAGGGCGCGGAGCTTGTCAGCTTTTACGAAAACGATGAAGCCGCTAGAGACGAGTGGAAGACCCGCTACAAGGCTGGCCTCAAGACCCTAGACCCAGACGGTGGGCTAGATGAGGGCGAAGATGAGAGGGCCACCCGTGGCCTGTCCATCGTTGTTCATCCACTGATCGCAGAAGCTGCCACGCAATTTAACGCCAAGGCCATCGCAGAGCTGTACCCGTCAGGTGGCCCAATTAAAACAGTTATTATTGGCCAGCCAGATGAGGAAATCGAAGAGCAGGGCCGCAGGGTCAGAGAATTTATGAATTATCAGATCACGCAGGAGCAAGTCGAGTATTTTCCTGATCTGGATTCCATGCTGTTTCACCTTCCGCTGGTCGGCCAGACGTTCAAAAAGGTTTGGTGGAACCCAAATCTCGACAGGCAGTGCAGCGATTTCGTCAAGGCCGAAGATTTCTGCGTGGCTCCAGAAAGCAAAGACCTCTACACATCCCCCCGCTACACCCACATCATTCGGATGCCGAAAAACGAATATAATCGCTACGTGTCAAACGGATATTATCTCCAGACAACTGATGACGGCAGCGATGACCTTGATCCAGCCGACAGCGTTATTGGCGAAATCGAGGGAGTTGATGAGTACGACACCAGCGATGATATGATCACACTGCTGGAAATGCACGTCTATGATTTGTTTGACGGCATTGATGGCGAGGAAATGGATGAGGACGATCAGGACGATAACGCTGTCGCACTGCCGTACTGCATCACAATCGATTACGACAATCAAAAGATCGTGTCGGTCAGGCGCAATTGGCGCGAAGACGATGAGCTAAAAAAACGCCGCGACTGGTTCGTGTCGTACAAGTTCCTGCCCGGTTTGGGCTTTTATGGCTTCGGCCTGTACCACATGATCGGCGGTCTGGGTAAGGCGGCGACAGGATCGCTTCGCGCCCTGCTCGACAGTGCCGCATTCGCAAATATGCAGGGCGGTTTCAAGCTGCGTGGCCGTGTCACTGGCGGTGATCTGCAAGTATCTCCCGGTGAATTTGTCGATCTCGACAGTACCGTCGATGACGTGACGAAGGCCATCATGCCCCTGCCGTTTAAGGAGCCGTCAAGTTCGCTGTTTAATCTGCTGGGCTTTATGGTCGATGCGGGACAACGCTTTGCGTCCACAGCCGATCTTAATGTCGGTGACGTAAATCCCAACGCGCCAGTGGGCAGCACCGTGGCCCTGATTGAGCAGGGATCAAAGGCATTCAGCGCAATTCACAAGCGCCTGCACTACGCGCAGGGCCAAGAATTTAAAATGTTGGCGGCTCTAAACGCAGAAAATCTGCCAGAAGAGTTTACGTTCTCACGGGCTGGCGCAGCCGAAACAATCTATGCCGCTGACTTTGATGACCGCATTGACATCGTGCCTGTGTCCGATCCCAACATCTTTAGCACTGCCCAGCGCATCGCGCAGGCGCAGGCTGTACTGCAAATGGCGCAGGCCGCACCGCAACTGCATGACATGTATGCGGCATACAAGCGGATGTACGAGGCAATCCGCGTTCAGAACATCGATGAGATATTGAAAAAACCAGAAGAAGCCGTCCAGATGGATTGCATCGATGAAAATATGTCGGTGATGTACGGCAAGCCAATTCGCGCCTTCATTGAGCAAGACCATGAGGCGCACATCGCGGTGCATATGCAGTTTCTGCAAGACCCATCTCTGGCAGGCAACCCCGGCGCTAAGGCCATGCAGCCGATCCTAATTGCCCACATCGCGGAGCATATCGCGCTGCTGTACCGCCTCAGAATGCAGGCAGGCGTGGCAATGGAACTGCCGCCACTGCCCGATTTCAAAGACCCCGACTTCAAGTTTGAGGACGTTGATCCAGAGCAGGATCGCATTATCAGCCAACGGGCCGCAGAAGTGGTCAGGGCCGCACCCCAGATGAAGCAGATCGAAGCCATCAGGAGCGTGGGTCAGCAACAGCAGGAACAGGGCAATCCGCTGCAATACGCGCAGCAATTGGCGAAGTTGGAGACCGAGGCACTGACGGCCAGAACGCAAGCTCAGATCGCTGCTGATCAGGCCAAGGCTCAGTCCAACATCCAGATCAAGCAGGCAGAGGCCAAGCAGGATATGCAGATCGAAATGGCAAAGGCGCAGGCAGACTTGCAGGCCAAGGTCACCAAGCTGGAGGCTGAATTGCAGCTTGAGCGAGAGAAGAACGCCGCGAAAATTCAAATGGAGGCAATGAAGAATGTACCCCCCACAATCCTATAATTTGCCCCCGATAAATCCTGCGGCCTTCGGCGGTCAGCCGACAGAGCAAGCGCAGGATGGTCAGCCCCCGCCTCTCTCCCAAGGCGGGGGTCAGCCACCCATAGACATGAATAAGTATTTAATGAATAAAGTGGCAGAGATTCGACAGCGCATGGGCGCTGGTGACATGGGTGCATTGTCGGCCATATCGGACGCCGCACAGGTTCCAGTACAGCAGCCCCAAGCGGGGCCACCCCAGCAGCAAGGAATGGCATAATGGCGGCTCTTGACGAAATTACTGGACTTGATGAGCTTCCATTTTCTGGTGACGTTAATATTCAACCGCAAAGTCTGGGCAACTATTCCACTGACGTTAACTTGAGAAAAACATTTGAGGGCAACGGGGGCAGCGTCACGCCGTCAATGGGCTACAATCTCACAAAAAGTAGGTTTAAGACGCGAGACAGCGAATATATGTCGCCCGATGGTAAGGCGTCCGATGAGACAATTCGCATTGGTTTGGACGGCGACACAACTTTTGGCCCACTAGATTTAAGTGGAAGCGCCACAGTCGGCAGGAAGCAAGGCAGGGGGTCTATTACCAATTTCGCTGGTCAATATAATTTCTCAAATGAAAATACATTTTCAGAATTAGGCGCAGCAATAAGGGGCGGCGCGTTTGACTTTAACGTCAGCAGGCAGAAATCAACGGGCATGGAGCCAGTTTACTCTGGGTCGCTTGGAATAAACATTGGCGATGGTGGCCGTATCAGCTACTCTGATAGCAATATGGGCGAACCGAGAATTGATGCTAGATATCGGATGGAGTTTTAGAGATGTGCGGTGGTGGATATGGAGAAGTTGACAGCAACAAAGATGGCACGGTTGGCGGATTTTTAGATTTTTTTGCCGACATCACAGACGGCGGTGGCAAGGGTCGATCTGGCGCACGTTTTAGCAGCGGCGACACAGGTGGGCTAGACCAGAACCAAGACAATTACATCTCTGAGAAAGAATATATGCGGGGCGAAACGGCATCTAATATCAATGACCAAGAGGGCATCGAAGATGGTCGTGTCGGCGATGCGTACAATAACTCTAGGAACTTTGTCAGCAACTTCTCAAATAAATTTGGCGCACTGCCACGGGGATCGATAATAACAGAGGCGGCGTTGGGGCCACAATATGGGACTGATATCAGGACCAGCGGAGTGCCTAATTTCTTGCAGGGCGGTGGCTTTACGGGCGCTGCTGTCAGGGGCATTGGAGATTTAATCGGGGGCGCTCAAGATATGGTTATGCAGCCGATCCAAAAATTTATGCCCCAAAGTAATGAAGAGATTGATCCAATAGCTGCAAATGCGGCAGCAGTTAACAGCGCCAGTAGCATTTTTAATCGCGGCAGGGGCGACATACCAAACGATGTTCTTAGCGCCGCTATGGCAGCAAGATTAAGGCAAGACCCACAGCTAAGAAAAAGGCCAGCCGCTAATGCTGATGACCCATATTATCAGGATGGGGAGAATGTTAAGACCATAGATGAAGCTGGTGGTGGCGATGTAAAAATCACTTACAAAAACAATCAAGTGAGTATTGTTCCCAGAACAGTATATGAAAATAGATTTAATCTATAAAAACAGGAGAACGACATGAACCCCGACCTTGAACTAATTAAACAGTACGCACAGGCCATACAGGCAACGGGAATGTTGGAAGAAGGCACCGTCAATGGCATTACCGCAATGGTCGAGAAGGCACGGCAGCAATTTAACGCCGCTGATGAGCAGGGCATTCCGCGAGAAACCCTACAGCTTTTGCCCGACGATCAACGCGCAGCAATGCAGGAAGTCCTGATGCAAGTGCAACGGTCTTTTAACGCACAGTCTGAAGGCGAAATGATGAATGAGCGATCATATCAAGTTGATGATCGCATGGAAGAAATGACGCCTGCTGAAATGCAAAGACAACGGGCATCTGGCGCAATCAGTGAAAACGAAAGATCATACCAAGTTGATGATGGAATGATGAGTGTGCCGCCAAGTCAAATGGCTGAAATGCAGCGCAAGGGCGAAATATCTCCCGACACCATTTATGAAAATATCGATGGATTGGACATTGCGCGAAGACCTACTGCACCAGCAACATCGCCAAGACCACAAATGCGCCCAACAAATCTAGGCACAATGGGCCAGACGCGCCCACAACTACGACCATAAAGGAGGCCGACATGGCACAGGTAGAAGTCGAAAACATGGAAGACAATGCAACCCTATTCTTGCAGAAAATGGGCTTCCCACATAATGCAGACGGCCTTGATCTGTCCGACGATCAGTTAATTAACTTCCTGCTGCTGTGCCATCACTCAATGGTTGGAATTGATGGCGAAGATTACGATGACGATTACGCAGATGTGGATGAGGAAATGATGGAAGTGCCAAGCGGCGGCAAGGACACGAAGATCAAGGTTATGAAACTTGATGGCGGCAATGTCCACGAAATGATGAACAAGCTGCTTGGCGGTCACTAATGCCCGTCATGAAGGTCAAGGGCGGCTACCGCTGGGGCAGCAAGGGCAAGGTTTATAGAACCAAGGCCGAAGCGGCCAAGCAGGGCCGTGCCGCCTACGCCAGCGGATATGGTAAAAAGAAAAAGGGCAAGTAGATGGGTAAAGTTGGCGCGGCAAAAGCAGTTCTAACAAGTGCCGTTGATGCACTGGGCAATCCCATTGGAGTGTTAAAAAGTTTAGTCGATTATTATAGAGATGGAAATGTAATAGCCGACAGAATTAAAGATATACCATCTGCCCGTGAAATTGCTGGAATGACACCGCCACCGCCCGAAGCTGGTGGCATGACCAGCGCGGGAAAAGTCGCCCGTGCCACACTTTTGCGTGACCACACAAGCCAAGGCTATCTGTCAGGGGATAAGGTGCCGCCAGTGCAGGGAACTATTGCTGATTTAAAGGGCAGCACACTGATGAGCGTTGTTGGTGATCAAACTGGAAGACACACTGTGACCAGTGTTGGCGGCAGATTGTTACCAGAGCCAGTAGATTCTTTGGCAGGGTTTGAATACATGGACGTTCCCGACCAAGGCTACGCTGGGGCCAAACCCGCAACGAGCAGTAAATTAAACGAAGCTCGTAAAACAGAAAACCCAGTTTATATTAGCATAATGATGGGCGATCAATCTGGTGACTTTGCCATGCACACGGGCCAAATGTTGGGTAGACTGCTTTCAAATCAAGGCAATATGCCCATTGATAAAAAAGACATACCAAAAATTGATGAATTAATCCGTAGTATAGGGCAGCCTGTAAATGTAAAAGACACAGACGTTAATGGAGACTTTATTAGAAACAAGGACAACACATTTAAAACTAAGAAAATTACCGTATATCCGTTTCGTAACTTTACATCAGTAGCTAATGACGATGCTCTATTAAAATACATAAAAAGCCTTCCAACTGGTACTGCAAGGGCTTACTTTCTGAAAGGTCTGGACAAATCAGGCTTGCAAAAGATGGGCATTCCCAAAGTTGGCGATGCAAGGCTTGCAGTGGCAGACGAAAATCAAATTGGAATGGACTGGGGAACAACTGGGTATCGCACGATGGTTCCAGACTTGGAAAAGGGGGCTTTCCCAACAACGGCAAAAAATTCTACCACCTATGACACTGGCGTTGATAAAGTTGGCCCCGCCATGACTATTCTGGAAGAGGGCCGTGGCATTCCTGCAAATCTTTTGTTTCGTGATAATTCGCTTAAAATGCGGGAAAAGGGTACTGGCGGCAATTTAGTGTTTAATCAGGCAGACTATAAAGTTTTTGAGAGTAGCCCCAAAAAATCCAAGCAGCTTGTTGATGATCAAGTAGTTGATATTGTGTCAACATTTACAGAGCTTGAGCGTCGAGGTGGACGCAGGGCCGCGCTGCAATATGCACAAGAGCTTTTGTCTGGCGGTAAAATCACAGGTCAAATGATTGAGGCGGCAAGGAAAGCCAACATCCCATCTTGGATGATTGCCGCAATGGCCCCAACAGTCGGCGCTCTTAGCTCCATACCAGAAGAGGACGGTATCTAATGTCACTATATAAAAACATCGCCAACAAGAAGGCTCGGATCAAGGCTGGCTCTGGCGAGACAATGCGAAAAGTGGGTGCCAAGGGCGCACCAGCCAAGGGCGCGTTTAAACGTGCAGCCCTAACCGAGAAAAAACCAAAGAAAAAAGGAAAGAAATAATGGGGATTTCAAATAACGATCCCGATGATTTTGAAGACCAGTGGGAAGAAGATGCTATAGAGGAAGCAATCGAAGACGCTGCGATTGAAGCAGACATGGAGCGTCAAGACGCTGAAATTAAAATGGAGTATTATAATGGCTAAAGGCGTAAAGCATTACTTTAAGAACGGCAAAGAGCATACGGGCGCAACACACAAGGACGCCAAGGGCAAGGTCATGTCTGGCGCAAAGCACACGGCGTCCAGTAAGTTCTTAGTCCACATGAAAGACCTGTCCGACACCGCAAAGAAAAGGGCGAAAAAAGCATGACACAACTAAGCAAGAGCCAAAAGAAAATTGCCGCCAAAGCAGCACCCAAAAACAAAATCACAGGTGCTGACTTTAAAAAGCTGAAGAAAAAGAAAAAGAAGTGACGTGTGACACATGTGTTTGCGTTGTTGTTATATATCGGCGTTGCTGATGATCGTAAGTTGGTCAGCGATGATATGTTGTTTCGCAAGCTAGAAACGTGTAATTACTACGCAAGAGAAATCGTGAGGCGCTACGGATACCACAGCAATACAAAAGATTTTGGCGTTGCATACTGTGTTCCAAGGCTGGTCGATCCTGACAAGGCGAGGATTTATTGAATGGCAAATCTAATTGGTGCATTAAGCAAAATAGGATTGCCTATGGCCCGTAATGCGGCTGAAGAAGTGGCGAGGCTCATTCTTGAATTGCGTCAGGCTGGCCGTTCTGACGAAGTTACTGAAAAAATGATGTCTGCGGCTGATGACCCATACATGTATGACAACACGCCACTGCCAATGGATCGTGCTTCTAGGGAAACTAGGGCTGATGAGATGTTCCCAAGAAAAGGCTACCACGGAACAAACGAAGACATATCTGAGTTCCAAGGAAGCGTGTTCACTTCAGACAACCCAACATTGGCAAGCACTTATGCAAGGGGAATGTCTGACGCACAAGTTTATCCGCTTCGCATTGGGAGCAAACTTGGTGACGCAATTGTCGAGGGCAACGGCGCAAACTGGAACCAGCTCAACATAAGTGATGTAAAAGACCCAGAAGTCGCAAGCTGGCTTGATTGGGCAGAAGGACAAAAGGTTTCAACGCGAAGTATTGAAAGAGCGGCTGAACTTGAAGGCCGTAGTGGCGTTCAGTTTAAAGATATTAACGACATAGGGTCGGGAATTAATTCTGGGCAATTTAAAAACTTAGGCTATACCCCTGCGGAAGAAGAGGCTTTGCGCTTGCAATATTTACAAGAGCTTTCCAAGCCTTCAAATGTTGATGTTAGATTATCTCCTAACTTAGTTCGCTCCGAGTTTGCCCGTTTTGACCCAGAGTTTCGCAACTTGCGAAATTTATCTGCCAGCATACTTGGCGCGATAGGATTTACTGGCATAGCTGCTGGCCTGAGAGAAAAACAAGAGGGTATGTAATGGCAGGCAAAAAGCTAATAACTAATTTACTTGGCTCTGCTGTTGATGCTCTTGGCAACAAGATTGGTGCGCTGCCTGATGCTGATTTATTAGACAATTTATTTTGGGGCGAAAAAGATGGAGACAATATTGTTTACAAAAACACTCCAAATTTAAGCAATGATTTGGCAGAAACAGTTGCAGATAAATTAAACAGTCTTAACGGAATTGAAGCCGATGTTGGGACTTCAAATGTTTCCGCATCATCATATGTAAATGTCAACTTTGGAACGGTTGATGAAGATGGAGATATAGAAGAAATATTTGACAGCTTTAAATTGCGTTTTTCAGATCACGATGACAGATATGGATCAAATAAAACAATTCGCTTTGATGATTTTACAGACGATATTTATGATTTTGATGAATATGTAGAGACAAAAATTAACAAAGAATATTTAAGTGACATGATCAAAAATGGGTTGGATTCTGTTTTGTCATTTGGAAAAGTAAAAGCACATGAAGCTAACAAGGACGGTTATTTGACAAGCTCTGAGCTTTCAAAGTTTTTAAATAATTTTAAAGCGGAGACCGACTAATGGCAACGTACAAAGGCAAAAGCGTCACACTGAACAAGCCGCGCAGGATTGCGAAGGGCGAGACCAGCCACGGCAGAAAGAAGTCTGTGGTGTACGTTACGGACGGTGACAGGGTGAAGCGCGTAACCTTTGGCGACCCCAACATGAAAATCAAGAAAAACCAAAAGGGCCGACGATCTAATTTTAGGGCGCGTCACAACTGTGATAACCCCGGCCCGAAGACCAAGGCCAGATACTGGTCATGTAGGGCGTGGTGATAATGAACAGGGTGATATAAATGTCTTTTTTTACAGCAATAGGTAAAGTTCTTAGGTTCGCAGCCGATGAAGTTTTAGATGTTGTCACTGACGTCATTACGCGCAGGGCTGACGATGACTTGGTGGATATACCAGACGCAATTGACGATGATTTCCAAGACCTTGGTGCGCTGGAGAATTTGGGGCAAGCAGAGCCACTCACACCAGATCAGCAGGGTATTGCAACAGAGTTAGGGCAGGAGAACGCAGAACGAATAAGGATGGAAACAGAAGGGCCACTCCAAGAGGCTAATCCCACCTTTCAGGCAGAGCCACAAATAACCATTAACATCACGCCAGAGCAGCAGGCGGGTATTGATGCCATCACGGCGAGAAATACAGAAATACTTAGAAATACAATTGATGTAGATGAGTTTTTGTCTGATCCAACAAACGAAGCAGAGGCAAGAGCGCAGGCTGCATTAGAATTAATTCGTGCTGGCAGACTGGATGAAGTTCTTGCAAATAATAACCTTGTGAATGCCCTGACAGATGGAGATGGGGAAGCATATATAGCAAGGCACTCAAGCAGAAGGTATGACGATGACATCGTTGACGCTGACTTTGAAGATATTGATATAGCCAATGCGGATGAAGGGGCCAGAAACGCTAAAGGAATAGACATTGCCCTGCGTAGTGACCCAGCATTCCAAGACCCCCAAGTAAGGCAGAGCGTGGAGCAGCTTAGAGTGGGTGGGGGAACGAATTATGAAATAAGAAGCTATTTGAATGCAGTTAAAAGAGAGTATGAAGAGGCCAGACGCCCAGTAACCCGCGCCATAGACGCAACGAATACAGAGCAATTGCGTGAGCTTTACGCCGAATATAAGCTGCCAATACCCAAGACAAATGCGGAAGCAGCCGCCGCTAATTTAATTATAGAAGCGGATAGGGGCGTTATTAATATTGGCCCTTCTTTGCGAAGAAATATCGACATTAATTACCTAAAGGCCCACGCGCCCGAAGAGGTCTACAAAAAACACGGCCCAACAATTCTTGAGGCCAAGCTGGCGCAGCAGGCGTCTGGAGACTTGGGTGTTTTACCGTCACTGAAAACAATTAATTATGGAACGGGAGGATTGCCGTTCTATAGCGCGGCGGCACGGGCAGCAGAAAAACTAAAAGTGCCAAGCGGCAGCTATGAGAAGCTCAAGAAGCTGGCGCTCAAGCAGAGCGGCGTGAAGGCCAAGGAGTTTGAGTGGTCGGGCGCTGATGAGGCGTTTGAGGGGCGCACAGACGTAACTCCAGCCGAGCTTGCAGAGTATTTAAAACAAAACAGCAATCTTATTAGAGAAGAAGAAAAAATAGCGGAAGGCATCATGCGAGACGCATCTTCCTTTGCCGATGATGACGGCATAGACGAGTTTTTAGATAGCCAAGACGGTCAAGCGTATATTAAAGATTATTTGGAAGAACTTGAATATGATTTCAAAGAAAACTTTACTTATAATACAAATATGGAAGACATTGGCAGTTATATTGCTGGCGATAATTTTGTGGCACTAGATAAATTTGCAGAAATGATAGATGGCGTAAGCAGTGGCAGAGAGCTTGCTGCAAAATACCCTGATGGTTGGGTGACAACTAATGAAAACTATTCTCAAATAAAAGTTTTTAGCTCAGACGAAGCTGCCGCAAATTGGGAATGGCGGGACAACAAAGTATTTTATGAGCAAGATGCCCGTGAAGGCGCAGAAAATAAGCTAACGACATTGCGCTTCTACGATACAGAAGATTTTAACATGACAGTTTACGGGTCTAATGACCCAGTGGCTGATCCCGCTCTTTTGGAATACGCAGAACACTTTCCCAGTGGCGGCACAGACATGACTGAAACTAGATATATCTTTGATGATCCCACGGGTGATTTTTCAGAAGAATATTTCAAAGCGGGTCACTTTGATGATAGCGGAAATGTTGTGGCCCACGCACGGACAGCGAAGTTTCCAGTGTCAACAGGCGGCACGGCATACCACTTGGGTGAGGCTCAGTCGGATGTTCAGCAGGGAATGCGTACAGAACAAAAGACAAGAAATAAACAGCGTGAACTTTACCGCCAACAATTTCCATTGGCAGAGGGAAGTGAACCAATTCAATTAAGCTCCAGAACCCGTGAGCAGGAGCTTTTTAAAGATAATTATGACAGTGTAAAAGACCTTTTTAGACAATATGTGGTCGGGTCTGAAAATGATTTAAGTCATAAAGTTTTTGGATATGGACTAGGGCGATCTAGTACGAGATTTCGTGACAAGCCAGAAGCCTTTGCGGAATACAAAACAATTGTTGCTGATTTTACTGGTGAAAAGCCAGAAGACATAAAAGATAATCACTCATTTTTTGAAGGCTCTGAGGGCAGCATAAATGACTTAAATGTTAATTTGAATGAATTTGCTAAATACATTCAAGCAAACAAAGACAAACTGCCAGAGCCATATACTGCGTGGGCTGATGTCCACACGGGACTATCTCCCACCATACAAAAACAATCTGATGAATTGGGAAAACTTGAGGCGTCTGACTTAAATGTGGAAAACACAACTGTGGGCGCACCAATGCTTGAAAGCACAGATGCGTGGCTCGACATGGTTCTTCGCAACCAACTTTCTGACGCCATTGCAAGTGGGGCAGATTATCTAACGCTGCCAAACCCACAAATGGTTAAAGACCACACGGGTGGAGACTTTGAGGGACACAGACAGTTTTACGGTAATATTGCGGCAAAAAACTTAATGAATATTGTAAAGCCTGCTGACGCAACGGCAGATTTCTTCCCCTTGAAGATGGAAACAGGTAATCTGCAAGAAGATGTTCTGGGCCTGCCACTGACCCAAGACTTAATAAGTGGCCTTCGCCAAATGGGTCTGCCAAAGTATGTGGTGCCGTTTGGTGGCGTTGGCTACGGCGCACTGGGGGCAATGGCCGAAGACGAAGAGACAGCAGCAGGAGGTGGCTTGTAATGGCTAGGGCAGCAGTTAAAAAGGTGGCGCAGGCTGAGATCAGAGCCGCCAAGAAGTTTCTGGAGCGGCGGGGTCTAAAGTCTGACGATGTATCGCCACGCAAGTTTGCAATGGCTGCAAAAGAACTGGACAAGGGTTTTGCTGATACCCTAAAAATATTGGCGCGTGAATTGTCTGGAGGACAGGTCTGATGGCTGAAGAATATAGAAGAGACGGGAAACCCATGCCTGATGAATTGGTGACCGAGCGTTTTGGAAGAAATTTGATACAGCCTGATTATACAACAATGTCCGAGCGTCAGGAGCGATTTAAAAATAAATTTGGCCCCTACAGTGAAGCTAAGGCTGGAGAAAAATTGCCTGACGGCCCCATGACCCTTGGCACTACACTGGGAGTTGATGTCGCCCCCAGCAGAACGCAGACAAGAGACATGGCTGTAGAGCAATACGCAAAACGGCTTGGGGGCGAAAACTACAGCGCAGAAGACTACAGAAAAGCAGGCAATATGTTCGGTGGAGAGGGCCGTGGGTTTTACGGTATGGGATACATGGACATACCTGTAGTCGGTGGCGCTATGGACGCAAAAGATGCGTTTGTGAGGCTTCAAGAAACAAAAGAAACAGATAATTTTTCCCTCGCAAATGACAGGGCAATGGAACAGCTACCATTTACTTTAAGATTGGCCGCACTGTTGGCCCCCCAAGATAATGTTATAAAGCAATATTATGACGGCAAAAAAATGGACATTGCTGAAATCGGAATGGGAATGGGTGAGGTGATGGCTATTCCATCTGGATTAGCTTATTTGGGCTATAAAACTATGACCTTTCTTTCAAAGTTTGCCCGAAAGGCAGAAGATGCGCTACCCGCCACTTTTGAAAATATGATTAATTCTGCGATGCCAAAAATGCCAAATGACTTTGCGTCAATAGCGCAGGCTGACGCTATTAGTGGCCTAAAAAGAACGAATAGCAATCCGTATGATGTTCTCAGGCCACCAAATGTTAATACGGCTGGCGCACTAGCAAGCCTAACCAAAAAACCACGGCCATCACCGCAAGACACGCCCCTAACGGCCCAGCAGCTTGATGACTTAATCTATGGGTCGCCCACGACAGCCGCAGAAAACGCAAGAATGATGGAAATGCAAAAACCCGCTGGTCCTTACGATGTCACTCAGTAGAGCCAGCTTCCCCTCCCTGATGAAACAAGGAACAAAGACAATGTCATATGGTAAAAAGAAACCTACAAAGATTGCAGCCAAGAAAAAAACGATTAAGAAGAAGAAATCGAAACCAATGAAGAGGGGATACTGATGTCGGAAAATAAAGACGTAACGGTACACGTCACAGGCGTCTCCATGTCAGGAGGTGTCAAGAATGACGGTAAGCGACCTTCTCCAGCAGATCAGAAACAATCTGGAGAAAAGACGGCTGGAAATAGCTGACGGTATGCTTCGGGGTCGAATGTCCGACTTTGAGGCGTATCACAAAAACGTGGGAATTGCGGAGGGGCTAGAGCAAGCGTCTGACGTAATCCGCGAGACGATCAGAGAAATTAATGAAAAGGATGAATGACATGTCTCATCAACATGATGCAATATATACGGATGAAGAAACCAACGCGACTATCGGTTCTCATCAAATGCCAATTCCGATGAATTGGAAGGTTCTTGTCCAGCCAAATCAGGTAAAGATGACAACCGCAGGCGGCATTTTGCTGCCAGAAACCTCAAAAGACAACGAGGAATACTTGACCGCCCACGGCACCGTCTGTGCAATGGGTGATCTTGCGTATCGTGACCGCGACACGGGCCAACGCTGGAAGTCTAGCGTCCTGCCCACAGTTGGGGATCGCGTGACCTACGGTAAATACGCCGGTCAGAAAATTGTTGTAAAGGGCGTGAAATTCCTTCTGCTGAATGACGATGAGCTAACGTCTATTCTGCCAGAGGGCGTCGAAGTCGCCGCATATTTGGGGTAAAGCAATGTCAGAACAAGAGAAAATTCTTGAAGAAATCGAGGCCGAAATCGAAGCGGCAAAGGGCGGTAATGACGGTGACTTTGAAATAGAGATCACTGACGATACGCAATTGAAGCCTGAGAGGCCACAGGAGGAGCCTGTGGAGGCCGCTGACGATCAGGAGCCAGACTACGGCCCCAAAGTTCAGAAGCGCATCTCTAAGCTAGTGGCGCAGCGCAGAGAGGCAGAAGTGCAGGCGCGTCAAATACAGGATCAGAACGCGCAACTTCAAAAGCGTCTAGAGCGTCTGGAGCAGGGATCGCAGCAAGACGCCGAGCAACAGTTTAACGCGAAATACCAGCAGACTAAGCAGGCGCTGCACAAGGCTGTGGAGGAGGGCGACACTGACGCCCAAGTCAACTTCCAAGAGCAGATAGCCGACATGAGAGCGGCTATGCGGGTTGCACAGGCCACTGATCAATATCGGCGGCAGGACGTTCAGCGGCAGCAACAACGCCAACAGCAGCAGCAGCCACAGCGTCAGCAGCAACAGCAGGGCAACCCACCACCTGAGAAGGCAATGGGCTGGTGGCAGAAAAACAACTGGTTTAATGCGACTGGATTTGAGCGCGAGACAGCGGCAGCACGGGCGATAGACGTGCAGCTAGATTTGGAGGGTTTCGATAAGAATAGCGACGAATATTACTCGCAACTCAACGGGCGTTTACAAAAAGTGTTTCCTG